TTTCTTTTTATCCATAGTATACGCTCCAGTTCTCTTGGTATTTCTTGTACTTGTTCTTGCTTGACGGCAACGGATTCAACTTAGCTGTCTTACCTGTCAACTCACTGCGTGGTATCATCCACCACATCTTCTCAGGTGCTATATAACAAGCTACCACATCGACGTCGTGTGACATTGTTTCTTTGTTAGTACATCCGCTTGACGTCACGACGGTATAACTCTGTCCCAATCTAGTGCTTGTTGATTTGACTTGTACCTTTAACATACCTGCCGGACACGTGACGATAAAGTCCCAAGGCATAGGGGTTGCTGGCATATGTGGTTCAAAGTCTCTCTCTAAACATTCCGTTTGGAACTTCGACTCGGCTATGGCTCCGATACGTTGAGCGTTGGATGATGGCATATAGTTTTGTACGTGTTGTTTTCTCCAGTCCCACGGAACTTCTAAGTCGATGGTATCGTACAACTTCGCAAGACTCAAGTGCCAATCGTATTCAATCTCTAGTGTGTCTGTGCCCATGTCTCACCTACCTTTGCTTCACCGTCTAACATGACATTTAGTTTTAACTCTCTTCCTGCCATGCGTATTGATTCAACTGCCAACTCACTGAACGCTCCCACTTTATCAGGTTGAACCTCTGCTTGGAACTCGTCGTGTACATTAGCAACAAAGCTGTACTCTCTACCGTGTTGCCACTTCAGTTTGTTCATACGATGGAACAGTTGGATCAACGCTACCTTCATGCACACTGCACCTGCTGACTGTAACAACATATTCAATGCAGCGTGTGGTGAACGAACAGGAAGTATACGACCATCCAATCCGATCAGTTTGTTACTTCGTTGTACCTTTTGTTGCACATCTGCCTGTAATCTTTTCAGTGCTGGCAGGTTACTCAGGAACTTACGCTTTAACATCTGTCCTTCTTTAGCACTACCACCCACGATCTCTCCAATCTTAGCGTCACCTGCTCCGTAAAGGAATGCATAGATAAACGTCTTGGCTTGGTCTCGTGTCTCCAGTCCTGCTGCTTTCTGATTCAGTGTGTGTATGTCTCCCTCTATAACAGTCTTAGCGTATGCACCTCCGTCGTAGAAAGCTAGGTAATGTGCAAGCATTCGTAGTTCCAGTCCTGCTGCATCACACCCGACTAACTTGTATCCGTCTCCTGCTTTAAACAACTCACGACACTTCTCTCCATACTCAGCACGACACGCAGGTACTTGTGCTACGTTAGGATTCTGATGAGTACAACGACCCGTTACTGCACCGTTTGTGTTGACTCTTCCGTGTATCCGTCCGTTCTTTTCCAACTTCAACCACGCCTGATTACCTTCTGCTAGTTGTCCTAACCTCTTAGTGACCAACAAGTAATTACACAACACCTCAGCAAACGGATGGTCTATACTTTTCAGTACTGCTTCATCTACCTTTGGTGTGGTTGCATCAGGTTCCTTTGGTAGTTCATATCCTAAAGACAACAAACGCTCGGCTATCTGCTGACGACTACCGGGATTGAATGGTATCGTCTTAGTTTTGTTACCCATCTTTACTGCATCCTTGACCAACGTCTGTTTCAAGTTACGTATCTTCAACTGCTTCTTCAACTCCGTCTTGGTTGCTGCTGTGATAAACTCCATGCCGTCCTCTCGTTCTATCTGTAAGGACCAACCACTCGGTGTCTTCATCTCTTCCGTCTTAGCAGGGAACTCTCGTTGCAGTCTGTCTAACAAACCAGCACGAACAGCAGCCAACTCTAGCTCCAACTTCTCAGCTTTAACAACGTCAAACGCAAAGCCTTTCTTCTCTTGCAGTCTCATCAGGAACGCAAACCAATGTTCAATTGCTAGCATCTCACCGCTTGGATTACCCATCATCAGATAGTCAAACAGGATTTGCGTTACGATTGTATCACGTTCACAGTACTTCCTCATATCCTCGTTGTAACTGTCGAACGCTCCGTCCTCTTCACCGTATGTCAGCTTGGTCAGGTTGTTCAACCGTAATCCCCACGCCTTCAACGAGTGACTACCCACTAAACTTTTATCAAAGTTATTTCGTAAGAAGTCGTCGTTGCGTACATCAGGTACTATACATCTAGCCATGACCATCGTGTCCAATACTTTAACAAGCGGTGGGTGGAAGCTGTACATCTTGGAGAGAGCAGGTAGATCAAACCCGATGACGTTGTGTCCGACGATTCGTTCTGCCTTAGCTAACTCCATTAGTCCGTTCTTAATACCAGCACCGTGATAAGTAATCATCTTGGGTGTGGTAGGATCGTAGATAGATAGACAGTGAACCGTCTTTAAGTCAGACAAGTTCGACCAGTCTTCTATCGGATTTGTTTCTATATCAAAGAATAGTGTTTTCATTTCTGCTTGATGTAGAAGTTTTTGTTTTCGTTGTAATGTTTTACACGCTGCTCTTCTAGCCATTCGTTAATAACATCATAAGAAAAGTCATACACTTTATTCTCTAACTCATTATCAGGTATTACATAACCAGCTTGGTGCAAGTGCCACAAATATCTAGGCATTTCTAATTGCAACCAAAACGCACAAAGCTTTCCGTTATTCTCGTCGTACTTAGGTTGAAATAATCTATCCTTCTCTTCGACATATTCATATTGATCTACCATGTGAGGATTAAAGTAGCCCTCGCCAGTAGGTGGTTCGTTTCCGTGGTAGCCTTCATCTTCTATTAGCCACCATGTTGTAACTGTTTGGTTTTCTATATCTATTTCTTTTATCATTTTTTAGAATGGGTTGTTAGTTGTTGTTGTATCTTCGAAGACGTTCTTATCTTCTGTGTATCTGCCGGTTTCTGTGTCGTAGTTAAGTGTTGTGCAGTGTCCTGTCTGTCCGCTGAATCTATTCTTTAATACACGAACACGAGTTTCATTGCTTGTTGTCTCAGCTTGTTGGTTACGTTCCAGTCCGATTACCATGTCCGACAGCTGTGCTATAGCTTGTGATCCACGTAGATGGTGCAGACTTACTCGTCCTCCTTCTTCGTGACCACTATCAACACGTTTCAAGTGACTGACCAACACCATGCCACACCCTGTCTCTTCAACGAGACTACGCAGCTTGGTCATCGTGTTATCAATCAATCGTCGTTCGTCGTCCCCTGCTATACCACTGACAACAATGCTTAGGTGATCTAGGAATATCCATTTACAATTGAATCCTTTTATCAGATAACGTATCTTACCTAGCAAGTTGTCACTGTCCATACTTCCGAAGTGATCGTAGGTGTAGAACTTTCCGTTCCCTACTGTCTCTTCAAATGCAGGACGTAACGCTTCCGTATCTAGTTGTTCGTCTTCTAGATGTAATGGTTTATTCAGATGAATGCCCATGATACCAAGAGCTGTACGCCTGACGGATTCCTCCAGTGCTATATAACCTACCGTCTCGCCAAGACCAAGCAGGTGATGAGCAACCTCACGGCAGAAAAGAGACTTTCCTATTCCACTACCCGCGCATACCGTGACCAACTCACCTAGTCTCATGCCGTGGGTTAACTCGTTTAAACTATAGTATGGGTACGGCACAGCTTTGTGTTCTTCAGTATTACTTACCAACTCCCACAAGTCCTTACCGTTTACGATTCCGTCAGGTCTGTACTCTCTTGCTTCATAAAGACAACTGACCAACTCTTTCGACTTACCTCCTGTCAACATATCAGACGGGTCCTTTAGTGGTAGCTCTGCGATGTGTGCTTTGCCGGGGGTCAGGAGTGCTGCACATTCAGCTGCTCCCTTGCGTCCGACATCATCCATATCAAAACAGAACACCACTTTCTCGAACCTTTCCAACCAGTCGATAGCTTGTGCCACGTGTTTCTTTGCAGCACTTGCTCCGTTCGGAACGCTGACCACGGGCCATCTGTTATCCATAGCCTGTGAAGCACTCAACGCATCTATCTCTCCTTCAACTACAACGACACGACGTCCTCCCTCTTTCCATAGGTGCTGACCGTATAGTCCGACCAACTCACCACGAACACTGAAGTTTTTGCTAGCGTATCGTATCTTCTGAGCGACAGGCTTACCGTCTCGTGTCTTATAGTTAGCTATCTGAACATCCTCACCATTCAAACGACCGACCCAGTAGCCCCACTTACGACACGTTTCCAAGGTTAGGTTGCGTCGTGGTATTGCTTTGGGTTCGCCAGTTAAGAACTCTCTCGGTGTTGGTTCGCTCACTCGTCCTCCTTGTCCACTATAATTTTGACAGACGAAACAATAGGTGCTTCCGTCATCGTTGGTGGCTGCTCCGTCACTTGACCCGCACTTTCTACAGGGTTGGTGCGTTTCTGTGAAAGCCATGACTTTGGTATGATTTTATCTGCATATATTATTCCTTTCTTATCGCACCATTTAGCGTAGGTGGTGTCGCTTCCCTTTCGTATCTTGTTCGCAGCGTTCATAAACACCATTCGTATATCTAGGTGTGGATGTTGCTCACGTACTAACAGATGTTTGGTTCTGTCCTCGACCGTCCAAACTCCCTTTGCCTCTATGATAATACCATTAGGCAGGATGAAGTCTGGTGTGTAGGTTGATACTTTTTGATACTCTATCTTTAGTGTCTCGTATTCAAAGTCGACACCACTACGCTGTAATTGGTTAGCTAATTTAGATTCGAAACCTGAACGATAACGGTTATTAGAAGTTCGCTGTGACTTCTGTCTCGCTCGTTTCTTCCGCATCGAATACTTGGTCTAGGGTTTCTCCTCCGTTAGCAATGAAT